GGCCCACCAAGCCGACTTCAGCTGGAGGATGTCGCTAGGGGCAGAGACGTAATGCTCATTGGCGTTTACCACCAATGCATTCTCGCGTATACAATCTTCAACTCGAGCGCCCCACTCCCGCAGTGCGTCCGCAAGGAACATCCAAGCCTGCGCATCCGTTAACATGCGCGAGCCCTGATCCCTGAGGCGTACGCGAAGGTCAGTTGTCAGCTGCGATAGTGTACTCATGTGCTCTCGAGGAATTAATATGGGACCAGTTTACGGCCGGTCCCCCGCCTGCTACACACTACTCCAGCTGCAGGAACACGGAAACCGTGTTCGCGCCATCGTTGTCGTCCGCTAGGGCGAAACCGATGGGCTTTAGTACGTCCTCTGCGTTACCGGAGAGGGCGTAGTCGTCCACCGTGCCGTCGGTGTTAGCGGAGATGATGGCGTCACCCTTAAGGATGTCGTCACCACCAGAGGTGTTGACTGTGCAAGGCCCGAAAACCTGCCCCCAGCCATATCCCTCGTCCGCAATCACCGCCGACAGAACAACTGCAACTAGGTTACGGTGCGAGTCCGAGACGTCGCTGGTAACGTCGTACGTACCGTCAACGTGGAACGCAACGTTCCCAGCGACAGCCGCAACGCCACCTGCGCCCGACTCGTACTTCACATACCGGTAGACCTTATTCCCTTCGACACGGCGAGTGCCTATGTCATAAAGGGGCCCCTGAGCGGAGGTCCGCACAGCGGTAACAAGGTCACCGAAAAACCGACCAGCTTCGTTATTCTTAGCCATTTTATAGTTCCTATATTAATTAATGGTTAAGAACCGTCATCGCGGAGTGCATGCGCCGGTTGTCCGTGCACAGCTGCCCCGTGAAGGTTACACGCTTCTGGATGACGTTCTGAGATGCCACCTTCGGGATATCCTCGGTGACGAAGTTGTCGTCCTCGTGGATATAGAAGTACAGCCACGAGCTGTTCAGGAAGAACAGGTGGTTGTCGTTGCTGCCAGAGTCCGAGCCCGGGCAGTTAACGTCCCAGAAGAGGGGAATCTCGTTGAACAGGATATACTTGAAGCCGCCACGAACAGACTTGCCTTCGCCAAAGCGCTGCTGAGCCTGTAGGAGCTCCCAGTACTTGCGCCACACGCCCTTGCGGGTGACCGCAATGTCAGGCTCGTCCTGCCCGACGCAAGCGTCGAGGAACGACTGGTTCATTAGGGCCAGCGTGAGGGTGTTAGTGGAGCTATCGATATCAGACGCCCAGAGAGAGAAATCAGCCTGATCGATGTTGCCGATCGCTCCGGTAGCCTTCACCATCTGGCGAAGACCGCAGATTGCTAGATCGGAGTCACCGTTGGCCGAGAAGATTCTCGTGGAGATGTTCTTCTTCAGGGTCTGCATGAGGTTCTTGACCTTGGCCTTGATAAGGTCAACCTTGGCTGTCTCGCCGGAGTTCTTGAGCATCTCCGTGTGCGAAATAACCATGTGACCGTACTCGTGCCGCCAGTCGTAGACCGCAGCGTTGATGTTCTCGTTGGGAGTGGTATCTAGGATATCATACCCATCGTAAGAACCCGCTGCGTCGGTGTCATCAGTGAAGAGCGGAAGCTGAATCCGATCGCCACCACGCTTCTTAACGGAGCCCTTGGCGAGCAGATGCTCTAGAAGGGGGTTAGCCGTGAAGAAGGCGTCCGATACGCTCTCGTTGAGGAGATTCTGCGTAACGGCCGACACCTGATTGGAGAATGGTAGTGCCATTTGATAATCCGTTCAGGTTATAGGTTAAACATACACATACATCTATTATTAGCTCTTAGGGCCTGCATCCCGGAGCATCTTCCGGATATACTCATCCTGCTCCTCCGAGGACTCAAGCTCTAGAAAGCGCTTCTGCTTCTTCGGCGGTGGGGCCGTCGGAGCGACAGATCCTAGGGTGCCTCCCTGACGGGACTTCTTAGCCGACTCGGCCGCTTCCTTCTGACCCTTAGAGTAGAACTTAGCGGCTGCCAGCTCGAAGAACTCATTCCGGTAGACCTCTTCAAACGAGCGCGTGACGCCGTTATCCTCCAGTTCCATCGTGCGCATAAGCACCTGACGCACCTCTTCGGGCGACAGATACGGATGCTTGTTCACGAAGGACTCAAAGGACCGCTGGATCTCCTGTCGCTCGACCCGCTCTAAGAGCTGGTCAACTCGGGGATCGGACGGGGACGCCTCACGACGCTGGGTATCAGGGGCAGTCTCCTGCACAGCCTGACGCGCAGCCTGATTCGGGGAAACACCACCGGCGAGTAACGCCTGAAAGGCGGCGAAGGCCTCAGGATTATTCCGAAGCTTCTTTACGATCTCGGAAGTGGCAGAGTAGAGCTTCTTCTCCTCTTCCCACTTCTTCTTTTCAGCAGCCCATGACTGGGACTTCTGCGTAAAGCCTTTTCGGAAGTCCAGATAGGACTTCTTAAACGCCTCGATGTTGTCGAATCGCTCGTTTCCTACGACAATAGCATCTGGACTGACGTTGGGCTGGGCCTGCTCGCCACCAACGGCTGCGCCCGAGGATAGGTTCTCCTGTTCGGACCCTACATCCGCGGAATCAGCCCCGGCATCGAGTGCTTCGCCACCCACTTGGTCAATGGACATATGCTTCCACCATTTCCTTTAAAATAATCCAAGAAACTTCTTACGTTTCTTCTTCTTACCGCCGCCAGTGAATACTGGAGCGGGCGGGGGTTTGGGTGCTGGAGTGGCCTTAGACGATGGCGGAGTAACCCCTGCAATAAACTCCATCATCGCCGCGCCACGCGTTCCACGTGCCATAGCTACTCGTTCTTATACGGGGGTAGCTTGCTGCCGCGGTCCGCATTACGGGCTTCCGTAATAGCGCGATCCTTGGCAGCCTCGCCCGGCGAGGAAGCCTTTTCAGACTTCCGAACCGACGGACGACCGGGCATGCCCGGGGGGAGGTTAGGCTTATCCGCTGGCGAGCGGACGCCACCTTCGCCGTTGCTCTTCATACGTTCTCCTTAGAAGCTAGCTTCTGAGGGACCAACAGGGCCCCCCATGTCAATTTCTTCGTCAACCTGCGCGTCAGTTGGTTCCACTGGCGCTGGCGGCTGAGACCCGTCGGGTGGGGCCTGAGCAGCCATCGCCTGTTGTTCCTGCATCATTGCCTGACGCTTCATTAATACGCGCTCGTGAACCTCGTCCCAGTGCGGTAGGCCGCTGTTCCTCAGGAGCTCGGTGTCATCGATAACCCCTAACTGGAATAGTGTGATACACTTCTGGAACTGAGTCATACGAGACACCGGCAGCGTAGAGCCGGCGCCAATGCGCACGTCGAACTTAGCCTCAAATGGCTTGGGAATCTTATTAAGGAGGTCCACCATTGGCTGTCCATCCGGCCCGATCTGGCCAGATACCGCCTGATTGATGGATAGCTCCATCATTTGCTGCTGCTGGATGGCGTCCTGCGTAACTGGGGCCTCTGTACGCTTGAGAGCGTTACCTACGATCATGAACACGCGCTCATTATCGTAGTAATGCTGTACCATCTCGACAATGATCTCGCCGGCCTGCTTCAGCGAGTTCTCCATGTGCCGCACCTTCAGTCGCATGCGGACGTTGGCGGCTTCCTGCAGGAGCTCGATTGCAACGCCGGCCTCTACACCCTCTGGGCGTCGGCCTTGCATTGCCTCTACGTTACCTAGGATCGTATCGAAATCCGCCTTATCGAGAGCGTTAATCTCGAAGAGCGCCGGCGGTACCGGCGGAGGAGAAATCCAGCCGATTCCGGATGGGCCACCCTCGACTGGCAATATCAGGTTAGGGCGAGGGACAATCTGGTCGTAATCCTCGACCATTGAGGGGTCAACCGCTAGCATCGGGTGCGCGGTATAGGCCAGAATGTCCATCAAGTGACCGCGCCGACGATTAATCTCCAGCTGGAGCTTCTCAACATGCTGGATTTCGGAGTCGGACCATAAAGTCCACGTATGAGGGCGGTTCACGAAGTGGACGAAAGGGAACCTTGAGAGCTCGAACGGGCGCTGCATGACCACCCGATCGTTAACGATGACTGTTAGCTTAACCGAGCCGTCAATCTCGCGCTCGTACATCTCCAGTACAGTGCACAGCTCGTCTGGGTCGGCCCCATCCTTCAGTGAAACTGCTCCGCGCTGGTAGGCCTCTACGGACGAGCCGTCTGTCGCGCGAACGTAAAGTACCCCGCGGTCCCTAAGGCCGCCGCCGGGCGCCTCCTGAGAGGTTACCGTCCTAGAAACAGTTAAGGAGGGCTCTTCTGGCCCTCCCTTATCAACACCAATGGCATCTAAAGAACCGCCGTACATCAGATTCACCATGCCACGGGGCATATTCTCTGCGTGAATGACGTACGTGGCCTCATTTAGAGTTCGGGCGTATGGCGAGATGAACATATTGACGGCATCTACGCATACGACCTCGATATCACCCTGTCCGTCCTGTAGCGCTGGGTTCCAGCGGATCTTCCAGAAGCCATTTCCGAAGATCATGGTATTAACCATCACCATCGGAAGCTTAACTTCGCAGTTATTCTGGTCCCACAGCCATTCCACGATGTCTGAGATCATCATGGCGGTGCGCTCGAGCTCTAACTTGCGCGGTAGAATGGCAATTTGCGGGCGGGAGTCGGTGAGGATCGGGACTAGGGTGTGAATGAAGCCGTTGGTTAGGTTAACGACAGGTGTGCTCTGCCAGTCGGCCTGCCGGCCGTCCCAATGTTGGCCGGCATATATTAGGTAGTACTTCGGCCAGTCCTTGTCGTACTGCTTGCGATACTGTCGCGCGGAATGGAGCTTGCAGTAAGCCCCCATGACGATCTGTTCTTCTTCGTAAGAGCGCTCAGGGACCGGCATATCCGGCATGAACTGCTCTAGCTCTGTCTCGTAGTCAGGCATTATAGGATTTCCTTGCCGAAGCCACGTCCAAAGTGCTCATACTTCTTCTGAATTCGGTCCATAGCGCTGTCTACGTCACGGACGGTCTTGATCTGCTCGATCGTACTGTCCTTAAATACCCCGCGATAGGACCAGCGTTGCTTATCCGAGAGCTGACCACCGTTAATTCCGACTGCTGAGAATGTAATCTCAGCCTTCTTTCCGCATTCTGGGCACTTGCGGCCCTTGCCGGCCTGCTTCATCGGATGAACTGCCTCGAACCGATGATTCTGTGGACAGAGATAGTCGTATCTTGGCATGAATTACCCAACCATTGTAACCGAAAAACCCTATTCTGTCAAGCCCCTCATTGGATCTCCGCCGATATCCGGCTGCTGCACGTTACCCTTCTTTCTGCGCTCCTCTACGATCTTAAGGGCATTGCGCATCTCTTCGAGATGGCGCTCTACCGGGGTCTGGTTAGTGGGCCCAACGGCCTCAGGAGACCCGTCCAAGCCGACGCCATGTGGCTCCCAGCCACCGGTGGTACGACATTCCGAGAAGATAGCGTAGCCAGCGGCATCTACTACGTGGTTGTTGGCGTCTACTAACTTCTCTGTGGCGTTCTGCTGAACGATATCTCCGCCGTGCTTATAGACAATCTGCCCTGTCTCGGTAATTTCAGAGAATCGCTCGTACGCTAGGTTAAGGAACTCGTGCGTACCGTACCGCATGTTATGACTAAGCGTCAGCATTGGCGCCCATTGGCCCTGCGCCCACTCCACCGACGTGCCAAACATCTGGTTCATCAGCCGAGCACGCATTACCGGCCAAGAAGTCTTCGGAGAATGCTTCGGACGGCGGGCAGGGAGCGTGCGAAGACCGGCGGCAGCCATCTCCATCCGCTCTTGTTTTCCAGAGGGATCGGCCCAATAGACACGCACTTGCGAGGAGAGTGGATGGTTAAGGATATACTCCGCATGGTCCCGCATAAGTCCCGCCGACCGGTAATACTCATCAAGTAAGACGTAGCGAGTCCCAAATCGACCAACCCACACGCACACCGTGGGGTCGTTGGTTCCGAAATCGATTCCACAGAATACCTCGTCAGGGCGTCCTAAGATACCTCCATCTACGGTATGAGTAGACGGCACAAATCTATCGAAGACCATCCCGTCCAGCGAAGTAAACTCAGCGTCCATCTCGCGCTTAGCGAGCTGTGCCGAGCCGGCCGAGTAGGTCTTGTAGAGCCGATCAGCCTCTTCCTTCGGTAGGTACGTATTATCCTGCGTGCGGCATTTGATGACGGCATACCGAGGGTCGTTGAGAGAGGGTAGGTATACCTTGTCGTATAGCCAGTTCTTTCCTCTGGGCGTGGTGGTCAACATAATTAAACCACCATTGTCCATGACGCGACCCTGCATGATATCGAAGATCTCAGGATCCATCATGGCCGCCTCGTCCAGCATGCACCATGAGATACTAGCGCCGCGTAACCTGTCAGGCTCTTCTGCAGTCTTGAACTCTACACGATATAGATCGCCGTTGGTTTTTGCGGTAGGGCGCATCTCGAACGCCCGCTCGCCCTTACGCTCTCGCGCGACTAGAGAACCGGAGTTGCTAATGCACATGCCACGGAAGATTCTCTCCGGCACGAGAGACATCGGATATGTGGGCGACACGATCCAGCCCAGCCTCGGCTTGGCATCATATTTATATATCTGCTTGAGGGATTCGGCAATGCCGGCAACAGTCTTCCCAGAACGAATACCACCAAGGAAGAGTACTATTCTCGCCCCGCCAGCTATTGCTGCGGCGAACTTCTCTTGTGGTACGTTAGGAACGTAGTTAATCGAGAAGCGCTGAGAACCATCAGGAGTGGGCTTACTTGGCATCTCTCTCGTTATACTCAAAGTACTTATAGATTACAATGCGCATATCATCTACACCTGCAGGCTTCATTAGATGTAGATTATTTGCAATGCGCTCGTCTACGCCATATGACAAAAGTAATTCCCTATCAGTATCCTTTAGATCGGCCTCACCTCTAATGCAGTGATACGCATGCGCGTGCTGTAGGTTATCCGCGATATACCTAAATACCAGTACCGTCCACTGGTGGTTACTTTTTGTTGACGGCATCGATGACAACCTCTACTGTACCAGCCATCTTGCGAGACTTATCGTCTCCGAGGTAACCAAGAAGTTCTCCGATGCACTCAAACGCGCGCTGCGTAGTGGGCCCGTAGATTTTCTTTGCTCGCAGCTCCGCCCAGTAGCGTATGGCCTCATTCAGGTAAGCCTCCTTCGTGAATAACTTACCTACGCCACCGACGTAGTGGCCGAGGAGGATATGTTTCACTAGCTCGCTAAGGTCAGTCTCTAGCTCGAGCTCGTGCTTTTTGGCGAGCTCGACAACCCGCTGATAGGCCTTTTCGGCCTCTACCTCAGCCTCAAGCGACGGCCTACCCGCTGGCATTTTTATCTCCCTTGGCCTTGAAGACGTACTTCTTCTCTAGGTCCTGCATGCTGGAGTGATCAAACTGCGGCATAGGCATGCGAGGGTTATTCAGGGTGGCACTGGCCTGCCGAATAATTTCCTCCTGCTCCAGCCACCGTGTCATCGCCGCTTCCTTCGCCTGCTGATTGACAGCCTGCGCGCCCGAAGGGGTCAGTGAGGTAGCCGGCTTGTGTCCCATGAGTCCACTGATACGGAGTGGGATGTGGCCGTACCGGACGTACACCGACAGTACAGCTCCGGCAATCACAAGCGAGCCACCCATCCCCAGCAAGGCGGCTATGGTGAGTATGGTCATGCATTACTCTTCCTTCTCGAAGGCGCCAGCATTGGCGGCCTTCTTCATCTCCGCATATTCAGGCACTTCCACGAACGGCACCGGGGGCTTCTTGGAGGTCCACTCGCGGTCGATGGCTGCGGCAATCAGCGCCAGAGCCTTCTCCGAGCGGCAATTCACTAGCTCTCCGTCACCCTTGAGGTCCAGAAGGCCCTCTCGCCCGCACTTAAAGCAGCGTAGGATAACAACGGTCTTGAGCTTGACCACCGCATCCTCTTCCACCGTCACCGTCAGGTCATTCTGAATCCACAGACCGCGGTTACACGACCGGCACATCAGATCACGCACTGTTAATCCTCCTCTGGATTATACGGTTTAAAGTCGTCAGTCGATGGCTCCTCAGGAGCCTGCTCTTCACCTAGCCCGAAGATGTGTATGCTGTAGATACACTTCCCATATCGCCAGTCATTAAGGTCGTCGTCAATTAACTGCGCGACCGGGAAGAATTTCCGGCGCATCATCCACTTAAAGAACTCGCCGGTAGACTTCATCTTGCGTCCGCCGGGACCTAAGACATAATCATTTTTAATGACCGGAAGCGTTACCACCGCTAAATCAGTGGACGCCAGATAATACCTAAACTCCGCCGGCGTCATGGACGCAATAGAATCTACAAATACCAGCACGTCCGACTTCGGCTGGGCCTCTGCGCGAAAGATGGTCTCCGGGTAATTATGCGCGGCATATTCTATTGCTCGATCATTCGGATCGCAGCCGTAGACCTTGCTGCCGTACACCAGCCGCAGCTGGTTAGTTCCATATCCAGAGCCGCACCCAACGTCACCTACCGACACCAGCTTATCCTGATCTAGATACGCCTGCATCAGATCAAGTACGTAGCCGTACTTCCGAAACTGCGCCTTGTGGTTCTCCTCAGTGCAGAGCGTCTTCTCTATCCCGAGCGTTTCGTCCGCCTCGGGAAAGAATAACTCACTATCCGGCGTCTGGAAAGCGAGGTTATACTCTGTGTTCGGAGGGTCGGACGCCCACTCTGGGGAGTTCGGTTGCATAGGCTTCTGCTGCAAGGTAGTCCCATCCTGTTATTAGCCGTAGGGCCCTTTCACGAGGTAGAACGAGAATGCCCGACTTCATTCCGATCAGGCTGCCAGTCTCGCGGATGAAGTCACCCTGCGTGACCGTTAAGCAATTTAACTTACGGAAGATAGTCCTCCGCGCAGCATCCTCATGAAAGAACCCCTTACGGCCACGACGTAATTGTTTCATTACATCATAAGTATCTTCCGAGCACGCAACGACGGAGCTATATTTCCCAGACGAAAGAATATCTAGCGCAAGAGAAATATCACCCTTGTTAATAAATGGGCAGTCTAGCGTCAATGTAACGTGAGATTTACCGTACTCCTCGCCGCGCATTGCTACGTTTCCAAGGGCATACGGCGTCTGCGCCGTCCCACGTAGGGTGATGGGGATGTCAGCTGGGACGAGAACCTTTGGTGTGCAGAAATTCGCAAGGTGATGGAAGAGCATGGTTCCTAGGGGCTCCCCGCTCACCTTCAGTACCGCGCGGCCCGGTAGTTCCGGCGTATCCAGCGCGATGACCACCCCAGTGACGTCTGACGTAGATACCTCGGTGATGTAAGCTACTTAGCTTGGGCCCGAACGGAAAGCTCTTCAGCCGCGAAATCTAGCTTCGCCTTCTCTAGCACGAGGGGTGCAATAAAGCTTAGCAGCTTTAGCTTGCCGTTCTCAGAGCTCTCGGTCTTGTAGATGTCATACCACTGGTCGATCATCCAGTCGATCGTGCCGATATCGTCGGCGGTACCCTGACCAATCTTCCCGCGGAAGTCTAGCGTAGCCTCGCTCACTTAGTGGATCTCCTTAGCGATTGCAGCCATCGAATACATAATTCCCATATGCGGGACCAGAGAGCCATTTCTCTGGGCGTACCCCGCAATAACAAGGCCCACCAGCGAGAGGCCGCTACCACGCTTTACAAAGACTGCCCCGCCGCTGTTGCCGAAGATTATCGGCGCGGAGATGCGGCGACGCTTCTCGCTGATGGATCCCTGAATGTTACCGTAAGTTACAGTAGGAGTCTCAATGCCAAGGGGATAACCTATTGCGACGCAAGGCTCATATAGCTTAAGATCGCCTAGATCTATCGCCGGCGTAGGCCACTTGGGCGAAGAACCCTCCTTGCACATGAGGATAGCCCAGTCGTCGTCGGGGGTCTTGCCCATAACGCGATTGATCACACGGAAGGAAGAACCTTTGCCGGTGAGCATGATTATCTCAGCGCCATCGACGCAATGGCGTGCGGTGATGAAGTACTCAAAACCCTCGGAGGAGCCCATCGCTACAGCGGAGCCGGAGGCAGACCCCTGAAGCTCGCCAGTGGAGGACACCCACGTCGAGTGCAGGAATAGGACCCCATCTGCTGCCGAGAGTAGCGCCTCATCACCCACGACGCCCTTAGGTTCGGCCTTAGGTGCCTCAGCCGGCACATGAGTGCAGCCGAGGAATAGCATACATACCGCCGCTACAGACGAAAGGACTACTCGCATACCGGTGCCCCGAGGAGAGCTTGGTTAATGGCTGCGCGGGTAGGACTCGAACCTACGACGGCCGAGTTAACAGCTCGGTGCTCTACCAACTGAGCTACCGCGCAATGAAGGTTATACACCGGGCCGACCTACGTAATGGCCAGTCAGCCCGGGGGGAAGTGAGAGAGCCATGTGGGGGTGCCAATTACCCACATTACCCAGATATGTAAGCACTGGGGTCTTCACCGCGGGGCACTTAGATGAATGGCTCACGTATATAATTATAACACACAATCCACGGAGAAGGCAAGCCAAAAGCGAGCCTTCGACGAAAATAGATCAAATAAGACGTAACCTATGTATATCCACGGCGAGGCGGAGCCGGCAGGCTCCCGCCGAGCCTCTTAAACTAGTCAGTTCTTAATTAGTTCATAGAATCTTCAGAATCTTTGTAGATTCTTCAGATTCTTATATATACTTATCTTAATCTAATTAGATTAGTTATATATATAGTCTTAGAT